GTTTTTAATAGGCGACCAAAAATTTGAAGTATACTTTGTTTCATTAGAAGTTTCTTCAACAACATTTTTTCTTTTTGATTGTATACCATTAATTTTATCTGTTAATAGTGTGTTTGCAATATCTGATATTTTTCCAGTAAAAGTTTTACTAATACTTTTATTCAAATCAATTAATGCATCTTGGGAGGTGAAATGCAACTGATAAACCATCTGTTTATCTTTAAGCATCTCTCGGTCTGTCATCTTATAGATGTAAAACTTTCCAGAGATATTTCCTGTTTTTAATGTTGGTGTTTTAATATCAAGTTCAACATATTCTTCACCAACAAACGGAAATAGGTTGATTAGATCTAGAGAATCTTTGACGATTAATGTACCCGTAATAAACGGAGATAACAGATCTTCAAAAATTTGAATACCTGCAACTTGATTGGCGATATCCTGATAAAATCCGCTTTGAGATATTACCCTGATTCTACCTACTGATACATCACCAGCAAATTTTAATGTTTGTTTCGCTTGCATTATAATAATTCATCGTAATTAAGTAATATTGTATTTAATATTTGAGGAGAAACTATTTTAATTCTTCTCTTTTTCTCATTTACATCTTCTTCGTATTGACGATTAGAAACAGAAGCAGCACCTGGATATGAAGAATGAACAATGTTACCTTTATCATCTTCATAGTGATGCGGTTCATCTGCTTCACTGCCATATTTGTCCTCGATGTAAGATGACAATCTTGGATAATCCATTACCCAATCAGATCTATAATCAAATCTTTCGTTGGCCAGCATAACTACCCAATGATATTGAGCATCGCCGTAAATTTTCTCTGCTACGATTTCTGGAGTTTCACCATCTATAACATCATATTCATCATATACAGTTATGTTTGCTAGAACATCTCTACGGAAACGAATATTTCTTGTTATATCAGTAACAACAAATGCTCTGCGTTTACCTTTTATTTCGAAGTCGTATAAAAATTTTGGAAAATCTTCGAAGTACATTATAGTCCATCCTTAATCTTATCTTTAGTAAGAAGTGAAAGTTCACGGAAACTTAATGTTATATTAATTTGTGTCGGCATACCATCATCAAAACTATTAAACTGTCCATTCGGTGTATAGTTTACGTTCATTTCTGTTAGTACGCAAGAAGTGTGACGATGTAAATTTGGATTTTCTTGTCCATTTTGATAATATGCTATATCAAATTCAGATGGATAAACATACAAAAATTCATTATCATCTTTAAACTCTGGGTGCATATGATACTTAAATTCATAGATAATATTCATTACATTTTTGGCTTCATCACTATTTCTAGGAAAGAATTGATAGTCAAACTGGAATGTTCTAAAATCAACATTCTTAAATACTTGTTCTTTCTTTGGGTTTGCTGCAAGACCAAAAGCTGCGCTGGCAGCTGCACCTTGTTTATCACTCTTTAAACCCATGGCTCCAACAATTGCTGCAGCATCATTACCAAGGTTTTTGGCTCCACCACCTTCTAGTGCTTTAAGAATTGCTTCTGCTCCAGCAGCTGCAGCTGCATAAGAAAATGTATCTTCTTCACCCCAAGAAACGCCATAACGAATATTTAATTGATTTGGAATATGTAAAGCGATTGCTGTTTTTAATCTTTTCTGTGCACGAGTTACAGATGCTGCTTGAGTTGCTGCAGCACCAATTCCAATCGCAGCTGGCGCAGCATTTAGTGCAGAACCAACTAATGCACCACCCTTTCCAGCAAGTAGCCCACCAGCCATAGCACCTTCAATAGCCTGACCAGCAGCATTTATCCCAGTGAAAGCCATTTTTGCTTTTCCACTTCTAGGATCATCATATAATTTTTCGTTCATCGCGATAGTAGGACCTCTATCTCTGGCTGGTACATCAGCTACAGTTTGAACAGTTTTATCATTAAACAATTTAGAATCTTCAGCTACGTTAATATAAAAAATTACATAATTTCCGCCATATTGGAAACTCATAATATCTTCAGGATATGAATGTTGTTCTATATTATATGTTTTGTCACTGAACGTAGTTCTTTCTCTGGAAGTATATAGAGGACCAGATAATTTTTTTGGTGGAACAGCTGGTTGTGATTTTGACGTTTTTGACGTTTCTTTAGATGGAGCTGTGCCATTCATTTCCGTGGCAACTTCGCCATAGTTAACACCCATCTCGTCTGTGTATGACATATTTGTATCCTGGAGCTAAATAGTTGATCGATTATCATATTATTTAGGCATGTTTCACAAAAGATTATTCAAACCAGTATTTCCAGAAAAATATGCTGGGGATCCAACAAACATAATTATGAGAAGTTCATGGGAGACCAGATTTGCGTCTTGGTGCGATAAAAATCCCTCAGTTATTAAATGGAGATCAGAGGAAACTATAGTTCCCTATAGATGTCCCACAGATAACAAAATACATCGGTATTTCGTTGATTTTCAGATACAGGTTAAACAAAAAGATGGTATATTAAAAACGTATCTTATTGAAGTTAAGCCATTTAAGCAAACCCAACCACCCGAGTACCCAGGACGCCAGACTCAAAGGTATTTAACTGAATCTATGACGTTTATCAAAAATCAGGCTAAATGGAAAGCAGCTACTGAATACGCCAAAGATCGTGGATGGGAATTTAAAATCATTACAGAAAACGAACTTGGCTTATAATGCCTAAATAATAATATGGCCAAAAATCCATCAACATTACTAGACGTGTTTGAGAAAAACCAATACGATCTAAAGACTGCAGCTAAAAAGTCTCGTGGTTGGTTTGAACAACAGGTTTTACTGTTAAATAAACAGAGAATAACACCACCTAAAGTGTTACAGGGTGATACATCGCAATTAAAAACGAGTATCACTCCAGGTAAACTTTACATGTATTTTTATGACCCAAAACTAAAAGACACCCTACCATACTATGACAGATTTCCTTTGGTATTTCCCTTCAGAAAGGTAGAAGGTGGGTTCTTAGGTTTAAATATGCATTATTTACCATATCAGCTTCGTGTTCGTTTGTTGGATCGTTTAATGATTTTTAAGAGTAACGATAAAATGAACGAAACTACAAGAATCAAATATTCTTGGGCACTTATAGATGGAGTCTCTCGTTATAATGGAGCGATTCCTTGCGTTAAACATTATCTGCTAAATCATGTAAGATCTCCATTTAGAGAAATTCCTGCAAATGATTGGGCTACTGCAATGTTGCTCCCAGTTGAGAGATTTATGGGATCGTCTAAAGATGCAGTCTGGGCAGATTCACTTAGAAAAATGGGCTAAACATGGCTGAACCAAAGAACGGTAACTTAAAGAATTTCGTCGCATTAGTTAAAACCGAAGGGTTGATGAGGACTTCGAGATATAATGTATCTTTAAGAATTCCAAAGAGTATGTCATATTCTCCAAACATGAGAAAAATTCTTTTGTTTTGTTCAGATATAACCATTCCTGGAGTAACTATTGCAACCAACCAGATTAGAATACATGGTGAAGTTCGTGAAGCACCAAATGAAAAGATGTTTGACAATGCGAGTATGTCATTCTATGTAGACAATAACATGGAAGTTAAAAAGTTCTTCGATCAATGGATAGAGTCAATTCAAAACCCATTCACAAGAAATTTTAATTATTATGATGATTATATTAGCGAAATTAAAATTGAAGTAGAAGATACTAAAGATAGAAAACGCTATGAAATAACTATGGAAGAGTGTTATCCGAAAAATGTTGGGCAGATCCAAGTTGGATACGATCAGAAAGAAGTTATGAAATTGCAAGTTAGTATGAATTACAAATATTGGAATTCTAGATCATTCTCAGCTCCAAAAGAAACTAAAGAATCTCCTTGGGATCGTTTCTTAAAGATGCCAACAATTAATAACAGAGAATTAACTAGCCTACCAAGTGTTCCAGAACAGTACAGTTCTAATTTTAGCGGATTTCAGCAAGATTATAACACTATGACTTTTGATGGTAGATCATAAATAAAGGATTATTATGAAAATTGATGATAAGTTGTCAGAAGTTTTTGACACAGTTAAGATTGAAAAGAAAACTGAAGTTGAAGTATTAGATTCATCTGGTAATACTATAACTCCAGTAAACGAAAAGATTGAGGATGACTATACAGTTGCCAGAAACAATCTTCGTGTGTTATTGCAGCAAGGACAGGTAGCTTTAACAGATGCTCTGGAAGTTGCTAAACAATCTGAACATCCACGTGCGTTTGAAGTTGTGGGTAATTTAATGAAACAATTAGCTGACGTAAATCAACAATTAATGGATTTACATCAACAGAAACAAAAACTTGATGCACCTAGTAAAGCTGAAGCAGCTAAACAGGTGACTAATAATAACGCTATCTTTGTTGGTAGCACCGCTGAGTTGAATAAACTTATTAAGAATATGACTAAAGGAGAGTGACCATGGCATTGCCGATGAGTAGTACGCCAACGTATACGTTGTCGATCCCATCTACTGGGAAAGAAGTAAAATATAGACCATTTCTGGTTCGTGAAGAAAAAGCATTAATGATGGCACAACAAAGCGAAGACCCACTGGTTATGGTCAATACGCTTAAAGATGTTATTAAAACTTGTGTCGTTGGAGATTTTAATGTCGATGACATTGCAACATTTGATATGGAATATATTTTCACTCAATTACGTGCAAAGTCTGTTGGTGAAACTGTAGATTTAATTTTCCCATGCGATGTATGTGAGGATGAGAAAGCCAGAGTTCAAATCTCTTTTGATATTACAAAGCTGCAGGTAGAGAAATCGCCAGAACATAACAATAAAATTCACTTATTTGGCGATGTTGGTGTTGTGATGAAATACCCTACGATGCAAGTGCTAAAGAAATTACAGAATCTTGATGTAAACAACCTTGATGATTTATTTAAAATTGTTGCTGAGTGTATTGATTACATTTATCAAGGTAACGAACTATTTTATGGAAAAGAACAAAGTCAAGAAGAACTATTAGACTTTATTAATAATTTAACGTCTGAGCAGTTTGCTAAAGTTCAAAAATTCTTTGAGACTATGCCGAGATTAAAACAAGAAGTTAATTATAATTGTCCTGTTTGTAATCGTGCGCATCATAAAGTTTTGGAGGGACTCCAAAGTTTTTTTTAATAAACCTTTGTCATGATAGTTTGTTCAATTATTATAAAATGAATTTCGCTTTGATGCAGTACCACAAATACTCGCTAACGGAACTTGAGAATATGATTCCGTTTGAAAGAGAAGTGTATGTTGCCATGTTAATTAAGCATTTGGAAGAAGAAAAACAAAGATTAGAAGCACAGAAAAAAAGGTAAAGTATGGCTAAACCACCGATGATGGTCCACGTTCAATCGAGCGACTTTAAGAAACTGTTGGAAGTTCAACAGTTATCGCTGGAGCACGTTCAAACAATTAGAACACTCGTTGAAACTGGGTCTCCAGCTAAACGTGAAGAAGACATGCTTAAAGTTCAAAAGAAACAACTTGAACAACAACAAGAACTTGTTGAAGTAAGTAAAGTTTCTGCAGAAGAATTGAAACGCATCAAAGGCGAAGAGTCAGAAGCGATTGCAAATATTGCACAGACTGTTAAAACATTCGACTCAATTAAAGATAAATTTGCGAACTTCGGAAAGGGATTAGCTGATAAATTCGGATCAGTTAGAGCAACAGGAACAACCGCACTTAAAGCAATTAATGTTGGTGGTATCTTCGATAAGAAAATTGCTTCAAGAGAATTCGCTGATCAACAAAAGAAACTTGGAAGTGAAAAGTCTTATAAAGAACTTGGACAAGATTTCGAAGAACGAAACAAAACAGCAAAGAGTATTAAGTCCAATGAAGCTGAGTTGGAGAAGTTTAAAAAAGATACTGGATTAAATGATAAACAGATAGCTGGTACTAAAGAAGGACAGCGTTTATTGTCTAAACGTGAATCCTTATCTGATGCATTTGCTAAAACAGATTTACGTGCTAATCTTATAGCAAAACCACAACCAGCTGGAACTGAGAAGAGCAATAAAGAACAGAATGATGCGGTAAATGTTTCTGAAGAAGAAATGGAATCTTCTCGCAGAGAAGAAGCCCAAACTAAACTACTGCAAGAAATATCAAAGAACACATCTGCTCTTGGCGGAGATAAATCAAAAGCAGCTGCTCCTAGTGATGGTGGAGGAATGGGTGCTGGTTTGTTAGGTGGTCTTGGAGCAGGATTTAAAGCATTAGGTGCAGGTCTTTCTTCATTAGGTAAAGGTATTGGTGGCGCAATCAAGGGGATACTAATTGGTATTGCACAAGGTGTTTCTGCTTTGGCGAATCCAAAGGTAATGTTAGGTCTTGCTGCTGCAGTTTTAGCGTTTATGGGTATTGGTAAAGCACTTGAGTATGCTGCACCATTTATGGAAGCATTCGCACCAGTTCTAATCAAGGTAGCAGATGTAGTTCAAAACGTATTCGTAGCTGCTATTCAACAAATTCCAAGTGTAATTACAGCAGTCGGTGATGTAGTTATGGGTGTTATTGGTACGATTTCTGAAGCAATCATTGGAACTATTGATGCGATCACAAGTTCAATCGAAAGACTAGCTGCTATTGATGGTATGAATCTTATGCAGGTCGGTGCTGGTCTTCTATCAGTATCGTTTGGTATGGCTGCTTTTGCTGCAGCCAACGTTGCTAGTGGTTTAAGTAACTTGGTTACTGGTTTCCTATCATGGGCAGGTGGGCAAAAAACTCCTGTCGATCAAATTATTGCTCTTGGTGAACAAGGACAAAATATTGAGAAAGCAGGTATTGGTGTTGAGAAACTCGGTGCTGGTCTAAGAGTATTCTCTGACATTAAACCAGAAAACATTAAAGCAATTGCTGCTTTACCTGTTGAAAAAATTGCTGCTATGGGTGCAGCGATGGGACAAGCGAACTTTGTTTCTAATCAATCAGCTGCCAATGACGGAGCTAGAACTGCAGCGATGGGTGCCAGCGCAAGTGGTGGTGGAAATACAGTTGTAGCACCAGTTACAAATAATCAAACCACTCAAAATTCAATAGTTCAATTACCTGTTCGTAATCAAGAACAGACAATGAATCGTTATATAAGAACACGATTTGCATAACAAAAAAGGGAGCCGAAGCTCCCTTTTCTTTTCTACTCTAAAGATTAATCTTCTTTAGCAATCTTCTCAAAATAAGACATTACATCTTCATCATCGTCACTTGCTGACGCAATAGATGGTGCAGGTTTACTTGCGATCTTTGGTGCAGCAGCAACTGGACGTTCTTCTTCAGAAAGTTCTGCAGCAGATTTGCTAGCAAAAGAATCACCAGAAAGAACTTCCTCAAGTTTCTTCTTCAACTCATCATAAGACTTGAAGTTCTTACGATCGAGGAACTCTGCCAATTTGTGTTGCTGGTTTGCAATCTTGAGGATAGCTTCATCATCATTTGAAATTGCGGTAGGATCAGCAAACGCAGATTCGTCATAGTTAGTGTAACCATCTTTCTTACGCATACGCAGTTTGAAGTTGGCACCTTCCCAGAAGTCAAACACGTTTACTGGCTTCTCATCTTCAAAGGTTGGACGTGCTTTGTCCATAATCTTATCAAAGATTTTCTTACCAAATTTAAATAGGAATACTTTACCTTCGTTCTCTGGATGCTTAGGATCAGAAACAACCAACACGTTAGCGATAAAACTTAGTTTACGCTTTTGTGCTTGAGCAATTTTCTTGTTCGCATCAGAACCAGAGTTCCACAGTTGAGTGTTCAATTCACCAACAGGGTCGTTCTCACCAAGAGTAGTGAGGGAATTTTCGATATACCATTTCCCAGTTGGACCTTGGAATCCATGAGAAAAGATACGTACCCAAGGTAGCTCATCACCTTCTACACGTGGTAGGAAGCGAAGTGTGGCTGTGCCATTACCTGCTTTATCACCTTCTAGTTTCCAGAAGCGATCGTCAGCGTATGACTTAGTTTGGGTTTGGGGATTTGCGATTTTCTCGAACTCTCCAGCGATTTTGCCGAAGTCAGAATTGCGCATCTTGCGAAGTGTTTGAATGTCCATTTTATTACCTTTCGTATTTACGGAGTATCGTCGTTTGTATTAGTATTATGTTGTATAAAAATCTCATCATGAATTTCAAGTTCATCCTCGAAAGGATCATCATAATCTTCTTCAACATAACTATTTAGCGTTTTCATACCTCCACTCTTTTTGTTGTTAGAATGTTTGGCATGTTTACCAGATCGCTTACTGGTTTGCTCATCATCGAATTTCTTCGAATGATTATTCCAAGTCTTACCCATTTTATAACTCTTTTACTTCTTCCAAGAAATTATCAAAAACCTTTTTAATTTTAACATTTTCGTATTTCACGAAACCTTTAGATTTTTCTATTCTACGTATTTCATTTT